GTTATTGTAGACAAAAAGACACTGAAAGTAAAAACATATGACGCAACACCCGATGACATACAACGAGGTTACGAGAAAGTTAGCGAGGCAATTGGAAACTATATTGACGGAGTGGGATTTTGACACTTCTATAGAAAGAGATTACTTCATACTTACTTGCCAAGATATAATAGCCGGAGTTCCATTAAAAGAGCTGTACGTTAGTATAAACTTGTTTGAGGAGCTGGAAGCTTACGAGGAGTGTAAGGGAATACTGTTGGCTTGTCAGTTATGTACTACACTAACAATTCAAATATATTTAAACAAAGACAACGATGAATAACGAGATAGCCCAAGAGGTAAGTAGAATAGAAAAGATAGTATCAACTGTAACCGGTAGAGACTTAAAGAGTGATGTAAGAGACCATAAGAATGTTATGGCCCGTTCCATATTTTATAAGGTGGCATACAACTACCTTTGTAAGATAGGTATGGAGAAGGGTGCTAAGTCCTATGTAGCTAAGTTTATGGGTAAGGATCACGCTACGGCACTGTATTCTTTAAGTAAATTTAAGTATGACATACTTGGTTCCCCACTAAACAAAAAGATGTACACTAAGTGCGTTGAGGTATTTGAAAGCGTTGGAGATGTCTATTCAAGTGTAGATGAAAGAGACCTAATGATAGATGAACTGAAAAACAAAATAACCGACCTTCAGTTAAGATTAAAGGATGCTAAACCTTATCGTGAAGAGGTTGAGGTACTTGTGGACCTTGTGAATCAAATTCCTAGCCAACATATAGAGACTGCTGAGTTCAGAATATTAACAATGTTAAAAGTATTTAAAATTGCACCGAAGAACCAAGAAACCAAAGTTATCGGCTCTTACGAAACGGTTACAGGCTTCTAGGAGTATGGAAGCTCAAAGTTATTGTTTCAATAAAGGTTATAAGATATACCCAATCCCTGAAGGATTGGATTACCGTATACAAATAGAGTATAAGGGTCAGACTAAATTAGGAGAAAAGATATATAGCAAAACCGAATGGTATGATGCTATATGGGAATTATACGATAGGATATATGAAGGAAGTAGAAATTAATCACTTAGACTTGTTCTCAGGAATAGGTGGATTCCATTTAGGATTCGAGCGTGCAGGATTCAAGATTAACTCTTACTTTAGTGAGATAGATAAGTACGCAATACAAGTATATAAAGATAAATTTAAAGATAGTAATTATGTCGGATCAGTTACGGATGTTCGTGGAGGAGACCTCCCCGACATCGACCTTATCACTTTCGGAAGTCCTTGTCAAGACTTCAGCCTTGCTGGAAAACGTAAAGGGCTTGGGGGCGAACGAAGTAGCCTTATCAGTGAAGCAATTAGACTCATCAGAGAAAAGAGACCTCGTGTTTTTGTCTGGGAAAATGTTAAAGGAACATTCTCCTCAAACAATCGCCAAGACTTTACAGCAATCTTGCAAGCGTTTGCCAACATTGGGGGTTATAGACTCGAATGGCAACTGCTTAATACAAAGTGGTTTCTACCCCAAAATAGAGAGAGAATCTACCTTGTCGGATATCTTGGAGACGGAAGTGGAGGACAAATATTTCCTATCGGAGAAAGCTTTGGAAAAGATTACAATGAAATAAGTTTGTTTGGAGATACAAATAAAGGAGGAGAAAGAGGTGTCATATATAATACTGAAGGTATAGTAGGTTCATTGACCGCTACAGATTACAAACAACCAAAACAAATAAAAGTAAACTCAGCAACCTCAAAGGGATATGAAGTAGCTGAAGAAGGTGATAGTATAAATTATTCCGTACCTACTTCAAAGACTAGAAGAGGTAGAGTTGGTAAGGGCGTAGCTCAGACTTTAGATACAGCTTGTAATCAAGCGGTTATTGGTGCTATGAGAGGTAGAAACCCTAAAAATCCCTCAGACAGAACTACAGGCAGCCCCACTGAACAGCGTCTTGAAATAAACCAAAATGGAACTAGTAACACGCTTACAAGCGTGGGTAAAGATAATTTAGTTGTATCTAATAAAATAAGAAGACTAACACCAATCGAATGTGAACGCTTACAAGGCTTTCCAGATGATTGGACTAAGCAAGGTACTGAAGGAATGATAAGTGACACACAGCGTTATAAGATGTGTGGAAATGCAGTAACAGTAGATGTTGTTGCAGCTGTAGCTGAAAGAATAAAAAGAGTAGTGTATGCCTAGACGAAAGCCAGAACGTAAGTATATGAAGAAGACCGATGGTCGGAAGGGCAACGGTGCAAAGCGTGGCGATGCACTTGTCCGGAAGACTATGGCTACTCCTGCTAATATAAACAAGGCTAAGAAGAACAGGTCAAAGATACTTGCTACCAATGCGATAGAAGAGGTTTATGGGTCTGAGGCTAACTTCTGGAAGATGGTTGCTGAGAAAGCACAAGACTCGCAGTACGACCGTAAGATGGTTATTGAGTACGTATACGGTAAAGCAATGGATAATCCTGATGCCCTGTCCCAAGCAAAGGATATAGACTTCTCCATTGTAAACATCTTTACAGGCTCAGAGAAGCCAAAAGAAATAGAAGACATAATCGACATTACACCTGAAGATGAAGGTACCGAATCTGAACCCGAAGTATAAATCGTTTGGTAATGACTCCAGATACTTTATCACCACAGGTGGTCGAGGGTCTGGTAAGTCTTTTGCCGTCAACGTATTCCTATTGCTCCTTACATACGAGAAAGGACATAAGGTACTATTTACACGGTACACGATGGTATCTGCATCTTCATCGATTATACCTGAGTTCATTGAAAAGTTAGAGCTTATGGGAGTTGTCGAGGACTTTCGCATAACGAAGGACGAGATAACAAATATAAAGACAGGCTCATCGATTATGTTCAAGGGGATACGCACCGCCTCAGGGAATCAGACAGCATCACTCAAATCGTTAAACGCAATAACCACCTTTGTCTTGGATGAAGCTGAAGAGCTGATAGACGAAGACACATTCGATAAGATTGATCAGTCTGTTAGAGTCAAGACTAAACCCAATAGGGTTATCCTGATACTTAACCCAACCACTAAAGAACACTGGATCTGGGGGCGTTTCTACGCCAACAGAGACATTCCCGAGGGCTTCAACGGTATTAAGTCTGGCATTACATATATACATACGACATACTTAGATAACACTGATAACCTGTCGCAGTCGTTCCTGAATCAGATAGCAGAGATACGTAGACGTAGACCCGAGAAGTACACACACCAAATACTTGGTGGATGGATGGAAAAGCAAGAAGGAGTTATATTTACTAATTGGAGAGTAGGAGAGTTTAACGATAACTATGAGACCATCTTCGGACAGGATTTCGGTTTCTCCGTTGACCCTACTACACTTGTGAAGTTAGCCATTGACAAAGGCAATAAGCGGATATTTCTAAAGGTAATGTATGCCAGGACAGGAATGTCTACTACACAAATAGCAGACTTTAATATTCGTTATGCAGGTCCGCACCTCATAGTGTCGGACTCTGCAGAACCACGATTGATTAAGGAGATTAAGCTGAAGGGATGTAACATTAGACCGACCGTTAAACGCAGTGGGTCTATCTTGTCCGGCATCGCACTCTTACAAGACTATGACCTGATTATTGATCCAGACTCCACAGAGTTGATTAAGGAGCTGAATAACTATGTGTGGGCTACTAAAGGACAGACAAAGCCTGTAGATAAATGGAATCACTGTATTGATGCTATCAGGTATGCAGCTCAATATGTTTTAGTAAATCGCACAAAAGGTTCTTATACTATTAGGTAGTTTAAAATATTTTTGTATATTTGTTGTGTCAAGATATGTGGGTTACATATTTATTCATAAGGTAACATCCTCGGTTTTGTTTGGTCTTTCAGCTTACTTAAGACCTCTCAGAGTCGGGGATTTATCATTAAACGCAGTAGGGTAATTCTTAAACGCAGTAGGGTAAGCGACACATCCGACAGAAACGACACTTAACCATTTCTTAACGTTAACTTAACATTGGATTCCCCAGGGCTTTATATATTTGCCCTATGAAGAAACCAACACTACAAAGCGTATTGAAAGCCCAGGGCTTTAATCCGCAAGACGCTAAGACAGTAGCTAATCTCGCTAAGGAAGCGAAAGAAGTAAAAGTAAACAAAAAAGGTATAACACTTAAAATCACTATATAATGACTTGGATATTAACAGCACCACAAACAAAGGTGGATAAACTAAAGGAGGCCACTAAAGGTGGTAAAATCTTCAGTGCTACATTCGAAAAGAAGGATGGCACTATTAGAACTATCAACTGCCGCAGGGCCGTTAAAAAAGGTGTGACGGGCAAAGGTATGTCCTTTGATCCGGCATCAAAAGGATTAATGGTCGTATACGATATGCATAAGCAGTCGTTTAAGATGATTAATTTAAACACGCTCATAGAAGCAAAAGTAAATGGTAGAACAATTAAATTTTTATAAGATGGAGAATAATACATATATAGGTATGGTAGATACAGTCTGGGGTAGTGATGGAGAGGTTCATATATCTCAGGGCGAAAAAACAGTAACTTTTGATGCTACTGATTTTTTTAGCTGGATAGATGCTGTTGTAAGTACCACGATAAAACAGCGTAATGAAATGAGCGATTTGATTTTAGTTAACATTAGAGAAAGGATAAAAAATGAACTATCAGAAAATTAGAAAACTGCAAAAGGAGAACGGCGTTGATGTAATGCAACGCCTAATAGACAATGGATCAGTATGGCACCTGGAAGGTACTGTAGGAAGGCAAGCGGTGGAGTTACTAAGCTCCGGAGCTTGTATGCTTCCCAAGCAAAGCCACAAGGATGCGTATGGCAATTATATTCCTTCACGTGATGAAGTTGCAGCAGGATCAACAGGAAGTTATAAGAACGCAGTAAAATATTGGGAATCGATTCACGATTACGATGCGATGTATATTTGAAAAATTTTTTTTGCTCGAGTGCTTAAGAAAATAAAAATATAATTCTTAAACGCAGTAGGTTCTTAAACGCAGTAGGTTCTTAAACGCAGTAGGTTTTTTATTTAGATTCATTCTAAATAAGAGACCTTTGCTATTTCTTAACATTAAGTTAACATTAAGCTAGTTGGGGCGCCGTATGTTTGCAATGAATCTAAAAATAAATAAAATGGAAATTCAATTCTATATACACCCCAAAAGCAACCGCACCCGCTTAAGATCAAAACCATCCATATATGTGGGCGGCGGTTCCATACAATTATATACGGGCAAAATTTTTGGTTTTGCCGCTGGTTTAAACTTATATAATAAAGTACAAAAAATATGACAATGAGCAATTTTAATACAAACGTTTGGGACGCGGTTGCAACAGCCGCGCCCAAAATGCCAAAGAAACTTTTGAGCCCAGGAGCAACAAACGCCAAAACAGCAAAGAATGAAATCAAGACTTTTATATTGTACTTAATGCCATATAACCAAAATAGTCAGGGCCGTAATTTATGCCCGCACGCGTCCAAAGGTTGCGCGGCGGCCTGTTTAGTTTCAGCGGGTCGCGGTGCATTTAGCAATGTAATAAAAGCACGGGTAAACAAAACGGAATTGTTTATAAAAAACAAGTTAGCCTTTCTAAATAAATTAGCTGACGAAATTGTACAGGAAACCGCAAAGGCTAAGCGCGGCGGTTATCGGGTTGCATTCCGCTTGAATGGCACGTCCGATGTTGACTTTATATATATGCTAAAAAAGTACGGGTTTCTGGATATTGAAACTTTACAACCTGATGCGGTATTTTATGACTACACAAAAAACATACAAAAAGCAATAAGATACAAAGGCCATCCAAATTATACGGTTACTTTTTCACGGTCTGAGTCTAACAGCTTAAATTGTGAGACAGCAATACGTCACGGGATAAATGTAGCGGCGGTATTTAATGAGCTGCCAAAGGTTTGGCGGGGGGTTGAAGTTGTCGACGGTGATAAATCAGACCTACAAATGCTAAAATATAACGGCGTAATTTTAGGCCTTAAAGCCAAAGGGGCTGCACGCAAAGATCAAACAGGTTTCACAATAATTTAAATATATAATACAATGACATACGAAAACATAGAAAATATAACGGACAACGATCTTATCAAATTAGCTGCCGAGCTGGCCAGCATCAAAGACAGGTATATATTAGAACAGGAAATATATTATATATTGGATGCCGGTGCAAACGGTTTGCGCTCTGTCCTTCTTGACTATTGTTCCGCAAGACTAGACAAGAAATATAAAACAATTACTTAACAATTTCTTAACATTGGCTTAACATTGGGCGGTATTGAATTGCCTATATTTGTAGTATACAAAAACAAATAAAACATACAATTATGAGACTTTTAAATTACACACTTAAAACAATAGCTTTCACATTAACAGCCCTTGCAGCATCCGGAATTATTTGGGCCATATTTGCCCTGGTAGCTGGTGAATTTACAAACGCTACATTTGGTATACTAGGATAATGAAAGCAGCTAAAAACATATTCCTGTTTATATTGGGCGGCCTTATCTTTATGGCTGCCTTGTATATTGGTTCACTTTAAATTATAATATAATGACTAAGAATCAAAAATTAATACACGATGCGCTCATCGATAAGCTAAGCAAGCCGGGCTTGCGCCTGGATGATCAAGATACTATTTGTAATATTATCGGACAAATTAAGATAGGCACCGGCCTGGTGACCATACCGGACTAAAAACATAGGCATAAGTCAAACGAAGCAGCTTAAGTTCTGGTAATATAACCCCCCCAATTGGGGGGTTTTTTTATGGCTGTAAAAAAATATAAGTGCTTGAGAATCAAAAATAGGTATCAATATAGATTATGCCGCCTCTCTTTTACCATCAATTTTCTCTATAACAGGGAAAAAACCTGCAAAGATACGAATATGTTTTTAAATAAAGCCAATAATTAAGTACAGAAAAATTAGGATATATCGAAAT